TGCGTGCACGCCTAGATAACCCCGAACAACAAAAGCAGACAGAACTATTCTATTATCGGTACCTCCCTGAATACATAAAAATAGAGTCAATAGCCTATCAATTGGCATTAGTGCAGCAATTGCGTTCACGTGGACTTCCAATCAAGCGATACAATCCAATCAAGGACAAAGTATCACGTGCTACCACAGCAGCCGTCTATTATGAGGCAGGTAAGGTATTCCATCCTAAACGTGCGAGTTGGCTTGTTGAGTGGGAAGATGAGCTTCTAGCTTTCCCGTTCGGAGCGCACGACGATCAAGTAGATAATGCGTCAATGGCATGTGATGAGATGGCTAGACCAAGAGGGGGTGGTATAGTTATCGATACTGAGCCGGCAAAACAACACCAACAAGAACAACAGCAGTATGAAGAGGAGGATGAATTAGCATGGCGATAAGCTTCCCCAACTGGCTACGCATCCCTAAACGCCGTTCCCGTATAACAGAACGCCCATTCCAAGCACCTGCCTATCCCCCTAACTCTCATACCTCAGAGATGTATGAGCGTAATGTGGGACTCATCAACTTTGAAGAGGCAACCAAGAGGAGTGCAAAAGCCCCTGTTTCCAGAGGGCCTAAAAACCTCTCTATGGCATGGGATGATACTTCTTTCGGGCTTGTGCGTGAGGGCTCTCAGGATGATAGGCAGAAGAAAGAGACCTGCTACTTGGTCTATTGCGGCAACCAGTGGGTTTCAGGGTGCGTAGATACGACTGCTGAGCGCATGATATCTGGTGGCTGGGAGACTGTTGAGGTAGAACGAGGCAAGGGTAGTTCTAAAAATCAAGCAAGAGTAAAACAGCTATTTGACTTTGAGGATATAGAAGAGGATTTCTTACAGTTTTTCAACTCAATTGCAACGGATTTGCTTATATTTGGCGAAGCCTTTGCTGAGATGACATACGGCCCTGACGGCTTGGTAGCGAACCTCTACACAGTAGACTCTATAACTATGACGACACACTTTGATATGCATGGTGTCATCACAGGGTATACGCAACGCTTAGAGAAGAGTACTGAGGTTGTAAGATTTGAGCCGCGTGAGATTATCAGATGGTGGCTGCCAGATCCTAAATCGAAAAAGAAAGCGCTCTCTCCCATTGAAAAGCTGAAAGACCCAGTATTTTTAGATCGATCAATGGTGACGTGGGGTGAAAAGTTCTTTCGCCAAGGCGGGAAACCAAGTTACTGGGTAGGCATGGGGCCAGACTCCAATGAGGTTGACGCAAGTAGATATATCAAGTGGTACAAAGAGAATTATACTGGCATGGAGAATGCACATATCCCTCCTGTGATGTATGGTGGGAGTGAGATACACGAATATGGTAAAGGTTCTATTGAGCTTGATTTTGATAAGAGCCAGGATAACCAGCGTGATAGAGCTTTGGTTGTTTATGGTGTTCCTCCAGCTATGTTGGGTATTATCGAGAGTGGGAACATTGGAGGTGGAACGGGAGAATCTCAAAACAAGTCATTTATCTATAATAAGGTCATCCCATTAGAAAACCGTATTCTTGAGAAGCTGAATTATAGAGCAGTGAAACAAGGACTATTTATTGAGGACTGGAAAGTAAAGACGCGTCATGCGGATTATCGCGATGATAAGGATATTGCGGAAATTGAGAACAAAGAGATCGGCAATGGGACGCTCACAAGAAATGAGGCACGCCAAGAACGAGGCCGTACAGAGGTACCAGGTGGCGACGTGCCAACTATCACTACTGGCAATGCCATCACTCCTGTAGCTCGCTTACAGACAATGGAGCAAGAGCAGACGCAGCATGCTCAACTCTCATTGCAAGGCGCTCAGCAGGCTATGCAGAAGCTTGCTCAGGGTGACCAGGATAACTCAGACAATCAAGACCAGCCTCCGGAGGATAAGCAACCTCAGCAGAAGGACAAGAATGCCAAGGCAAAAGAGGCTCTCTATCGCCAATGGCTAAGAGAAGATCTGATCGAAGCGAATAATACTGGGGTCATGGTAGCCTTCTTTTTGAAGCCTAGCGAGGCTCAAGCGCTGGTCTTAGACACTGGTGAGCCTATAGACGAGCTGCATTGCACGTTGGCATTCCTGGGGGACAAGAGTCAGCTAGGGGATACTGAGGCGCTCAAGAGAGCAGTGCAAACCTATGCTGAGAATGCTTTTACTCTGCAAGGGTGCGTATCTGGCATAGGCCGCTTTACGTCAGTACCCGATGGTGAGCCTACTCCTGTCTATGCTTCGGTAGATGCTCCCGGGCTGCCTGAGTGGCGTCAAGATCTAGTGAAGACCTTGCAAGATGCTGGTTTCCCTCCTGATACCGCACACGGCTATACACCTCATATAACCCTCTCGTATATCCCTGTTAGTGATCCTATGCCAATAGAGAGTGTTCCTGCTATTGATCTGAGCTTTGATCTGCTCTGGCTGGCAATTGGTGATGAGCGATATGCATATGCATTAGAGAGGGAAGAAGATAATGGCTAGAATAACTGAACTGAAGAGGATTTATAGACATCGAACTGAGGAAGAGATGCACAATGCATTGCAGCAGTTTATCGATGGTAAGCATGAGTTGCGCATTCCTCCCTACGAAGAAGACGCTGATATGGTATTAGGGGATGTGATCAATGAGCTTCTAGAGGCAAGGAAGAAGCTTGCCGTGCTTAATGCTCTGGTAGAACGGCTGCTTCCTGATAGTCAGGCACGTGAAGATGCGCTAGAACGGGCAAGTTCCGAAAAGGTGATAGAGCCATGTATAGAACTGCTACAACCTGTGAAGACTCCTTTGTATGACCTAATGCGGGAAGGAAAGAAGGAATGAAACGCGCTATCACATGTGATAAGATGCATCGTAAGCTTGCTATGATCGATCAAACTTCTATACACTTATATTGCAAGGGATGCAAAGAAGACCATAGCATAGCGCGTGAGGAGATCAATAGGATGTGGTCCCAATTCGATGAACAACAATCTAAGCAAGAGACTAGTACATCAGAACAACGCGTGCTATACTAGTGCTAATGGTTGCCTGTAGCTCAGTTGGTAGAGCGGCGTCGATATGCTTGACAGAGGACGCTCTGTCGTGGGTTCGAGTCCCACCAGGCAACCCCAACTGAATACGCAACCATAGAGCCAAGAGCCATAGAGCCAAGAGCCAACCTTTCGGGGTTAGGCTCTTTTTTTATTGTCGAGAGGTACCAATGGAAGACCGCATAGCTAGCATTAAATCCTATTTCTTACAGGACGATGCCATATCTCTGAATGGCCGTAAATATCCCAAGGAGACTGTTGACCGTCTTTTGCTCCATGCTCAAGAGCAACTTGCAGATCCGAATGCCCTCCCACTTACCTGCTACCTCTCACATGATGATGCTTGGCTTGACGCAACGCGTAATATCGTTGGCAAGATTGTGGGTATAGGCCGCGAACGAGACTGGCTTTACGCTATGATCGATGTACCAGACACTCAGGCAGGCCATGATGCTGCCGAGCTTACCAAGGGTGGCTATATCCGATCACAGAGCTTGCGTGCTATCAATGCTGAGATGTTCATAGACAAGAACGAGCCTCTTCCTTTGGTCGGTGGTCAAAACATTTGTCTCACTGGCATTGATTTCACTTCATCGCCTGGCATTCCTAATGCACGCGTAGAATACGTTTCAGAATCATCTGAATCTAAAGAACCTCAAAATATCCGAGAAATCTTTCACACTTCTAAAGACACTCTACTCATTGAAGAATTCACACGTCAGGAGAGCAAGGATATTCCTGCATCTCCTAAAGAAAAGGAGCAATCTATGACACCAGAGGAAAAAGCTCAGCTCCTGAAGGAGTTCAGGGAATCTCTCCTAGCTGAACAGCAACAGCAGAAGGAAGCTGAGAAGCACCCACCGCAAGGGGGCGACGCTACTATTCCTGTTCAGACCAAGCCGACCGCTGAGGATGCATTGAAGGTCCTGCAAGAGGCTGGCTACACAGTCGCAGCCCCCAAGACGCAAGAGGAGATCATGCAAGAGAAAGCTGATCAGATGCTTGCGAAGATGAGAGAGGAATTCGATCAGAAGCTTGCAGAGGAGATGAAAAAGTTTCAGCCTCGCTTCCCTGCCCAAAGAAAAAGCATGGTTGAAGGCTCAAATGCAGAGGAGAAGCCAGCGAAGAAGCCCTACTACCGCAATGGGGACTACTTAAAAGAGCAGATGCGGGATGTAAA